TAGAAAGATTCTACAACAACGAGACATTCATAAAGTAAACTAGTCAATAGTGATGCGTCATAATGGGCATAATCACCACATATGATCATATCACTAACGGCTTTAAGCTTACGAACAATTTGATCCCACTCAACACCAAATGGATTTACACCTACAGCCATACCATTACTAACTCTATTTTGAATACACCAGCGAGTAAAATCACCAAAGTACATTCGAACGAGCGTTAAAAAATCTATCGGACTAGCTGAGAAAAGTCTATTTTTCCCTGCAAGGACCTTACTTATCTTTCTGCGCTCGGCTTTAAGGAAATCAGCATAATAAAATTTAGGTCTGATCTTATTCTTCATCTTAGCTATATTATCGTCGACAATTTTACGCAGTTGTTTGCAATCTGTTGTATTTAGATCATACTCATCACCTGAACCAAAAAGATCCTTTTTACCATTACCGGGATTTTTCAAACAGAAAGGATAACCCGGTGACGTTTTGCGAGGTATGGATTTGTAGTGACCCTCGATTCCTTTAATGGCCTCCTCAAACGTATAAACTCTAGGCTTCCAGGGATCGTTATGATGCATGCTACGCTTGTGCATTACATTAATGTAAGAGTGTGTGCATGCACGCAATAATCCGAGATCAAAACACTTGTAAGTTCCACTGTAGTTAGCCCTGGCATTAAGCCATGGATCCACACCATCTTTCTTATATAATATTGTTGGCATATAATTACTAATATGCCATTTATTATACAAAGGAGTTTTGATAATTTTATTTTCTGTGGGTACAGGTAATCTTTCAACGTTTTTGACTATATTAAACCTACTTTCGAAAACACCCATTTGTTCATGAACTTTAGTCTTATCAATATGTTCCACTTCAAATGGTACGTCAATATGATGTTCCTTAAAGTGGGAGAAAATCTTATCTATATTTTCAGAAAAGAGAGCAACTGCACTACCAACATTGATACCGTCACCCGCTACATGAAATCCTAAAAGCTTAACCTGTTTAAATGCGGAGTCAGCAGAAAACAATAATGCTCCACAATCACCAATAGTTGTTGCAATATTATATTTGTAGGATCTATCATTAGTATAAAACGAATATTTGAACTCCCCAACTATTTGTATAGGTGTTGCCTGTACTTTCATAATTCTTCTGTTATCAAGGGTATTATTGAATCGCACGAGGGCACCATAAAAATTAGTACTTAAATAAGGCATATCCTCACTTACTAAAAATTTGGTTATATCCTTGTGCATATGTGCAATGGGTACATTAACGAAAGTAATGTCAGTTTTATCATCT